TCACAAGCTTTGAAAATATTAACCCCCGAACAGATTAAATTTATTAAACAACGACTTGATACTGGAGGAATGAAATGACTGTCACGGCTGAACCTGAAATAAAGTGGTCTCAAGATAAAATGGTTGAGGTAAACCTCAAAGAACCAGATGACTTCCTTAAAGTTCGTGAAACACTGACAAGAATTGGTGTAGCGTCACGAAAAGAAAAGAAACTTTACCAAAGTTGTCATATTTTACATAAGCAGGGTAGATACTATATCGTACATTTTAAGGAGTTATTTGCACTTGATGGCAAGCACGCTAACCTTACTTCTAACGACGTTCAGCGTCGGAATCGTATTGCTCGTCTCCTTGCTGATTGGGGTCTCATTGATGTAGTGAAACCCGATTCAGTATCTGACATTGCTCCACTTAACCAAATTAAAGTTCTTGCTTATAAGGACAAGGGTGATTGGATACTGGAGCAGAAATATAATATTGGAAAAAAAGGGAAGACGCAGGAAACCGAATAAAATTATAGGGAGTTCAACACTCCCTTTTTTTATGGTCTGTGCTATAAATATAGTATGGATGCCGAAAGGATCCAAACAACAAAACACTCGCTTTTAAAGGAGGCTATTATGACTAACCTAGCAAGGTATCATGCTGAGAATCTTCCAGAACTTTTTGATAAGATTACTCGAAACAGCATTGGAATGGACGATTATCTTAATCGTTTTTTCAACGATACAAGAACAGAAAACTATCCACCTTACAACATAGTTCAGGTAAACAATGTAGAAACCAGACTTGAGGTTGCTCTTGCTGGATTCAAAAAGAAAGAAGTTAAGGTTTACACCGAGTTTGGTAAACTAATTGTTGAAGGGAAGAAGGAAGAGAAAGAAGAAACAGATTATACACATAGAGGACTTGCTCAAAGATCTTTTGAAAGATCTTGGAAAATTGTTGATGACACAGAGGTTCAAAAAGTTGAGTTTGAGGATGGATTACTTACTGTTACAGTAGGTAAGATTGTTCCAGATCATCATGCTCGTAAAGACTGGCTTTAAGGAGGTGTATTATGAAACTCACTACTCCATTCAGCGTTATTAAAAACGCTATGAGTGACATCCGCAGGATGCACGACTTCAACTACAATCTTCCCAAAGAAAACTATTGGGAACAAGAATGTAGAAATCATCCGACTAATTCACATTGTTTAGTTTACTGCGACTAAATACTAATGAGTTCGAGATGGATAAGACCCCTTTACAGGGGTCTTTTTTATTGCTATAATATGTCCAAATGATTTTTTTATTATGAGTGAAGAGTTCACTAGGATTGCTAATGCTTTAGAAAGAATTGCTGGAGCATTGGAGCACCTACATATTGAAAAGATAGATCATGCACATATAGATGATATAGGTGAGATACATGGTGATGTAACAACCCATCCTAAGAATTTTTAATCATGCCTAAAAAACAAACACTTAAGTTTTCTATTAGACAAGATGGATTAGTCTCAGAAGAAGTTTTCGGTGCTATTGGTACTGAATGCCAAAACCTAACTAGAACTATAGAAGAAAAACTTGGCGAAGTTACTTACATAGAACATAAACCAGAATACTATCAACAAGAAAATGTCACACTTCAGCACAATCAAGACCAAAATCAGGAACAAACCACAACTACTTGAAGCATTAGAACTTTTACAGTATGATGTTAAAGAGGATCAAGAATTAATTAATCCTATTGACCATCAACACGAAAAAGTAAAAGTTGATGTTTCTATAGGTGATGATATTGGGTTCCGTTTAAATCAAGAAGGGGTATATGAATTAGTTACAGATATGCAAACTTGGAAAGATCCTATTCCACCAAAGAGATTTGTTGACAAAATTACACAACAGTATGCTAGAATGACTGTGCATAACACAGTTAAGGAAATGGGATTTAAAGTAGAAGAGGAATGGGAAATGGATGATAATTCTATAGAATTAACAGTTACACGTTGGGTTTAAATTATGACTATTAAATTAGCTCTCCTTAAATCAGGAGAGGATGTTATTACTGATATGACTGAAATGTGTGTTGGGACTGAAGAAAATAGAAGAGTTATTGGGTATTATTTTGATAGACCTTGTGTTGTTAAAATGAGGAATCCTCAACAACAACCACAAGAGGATGGAAATACTCAGAAGGCAGGATTTGAGGTATCTCTTTTTCCTTGGATGCCATTATCTGCTGATAAAAAGATTCCTGTCACTGCTGATTGGTTAATCACAATGGTTGAACCAACAGCTAAATTAAAAGAAATGTACATTGAGGATGTAGTAAATGGATCAGACAGTAAAAATAATTCATCTGACAACGAATCAGATTCTGATAAGTGAGATAGTTGAAGTTGCTCCGATTGATATAGGAGCACCTGATTGTAAGATGGTTAATCCATTTACAATCAAAGAAGATCAAACTTTAGAACCTTGGTTGCTTAATGTGACTAAGGATGATATATTCATGATTAGTTCTGACAAGATACTTACTCTTGCAGAACCAACTCCCACCTTACTTGAAAAATACATCGATCTTACTAAATGAAATTCTATACCAATGTCCAACTAATCGGTAACCAGTTTTTGGTACGAGGGGTTGATAATGGGAAGAGATATGAACATCGTGATGAGTTTTTCCCTACGTTATTTGTCAAATCTAAAGGAAAGGCTAAATATAAAACGTTGAGTGGAGAATCAGTTGAAGAAATTAATCCAGGCACGGTACGAGATTGTCGTGACTTCTATAAAAGATATGAAGATGTTGAGGGATTTGAGATATATGGGAATGATCGGTATATTTACCAATATATTTCAGAGAAATACCCAGAGGATGAAATCAAGTTTGACATATCTCAAATTAAGCTTGTTACTTTGGATATTGAAGTTGCGTCTGAGCAAGGTTTCCCTGACGTTGAATCGTGTTCAGAAGAGATTCTGGCAATCTCAATCCAAGACTATACTACTAAGCAGATCATTACTTGGGGAAGTAAACCTTTTGTTAACAAACAGAAGAATGTAATTTATCATCACTGTCCAACAGAGTATGAACTCCTTTCATCATTTATAAATTATTGGATGGAAGATGTTCCTGATGTTATTACTGGATGGAACATACAACTTTATGATATTCCATATATTGCTCGTAGAATTGATAGGATTCTAGGTGAAAAGTTGATGAAGAGACTTTCACCTTGGGGTCTTGTATCTGAAGGTGAAACTTATATTAAAGGTCGTAGACATATAACATTTGATGTTGGTGGTGTAACTCAGTTAGATTATCTAGACTTGTATAAGAAGTTTACTTATAAGGCACAGGAGTCTTATAGGTTGGATTATATTGCAAAGGTTGAGTTAGGTCAGCAAAAGTTAGATCACTCTGAGTTTGATACATTTAAGGATTTCTATACAAAAGGTTGGCAGAAGTTTATTGAGTATAATATAATTGACGTTGAACTTGTTGACCGACTTGAGGGTAAGATGAAGCTTATTGAGCTTGCTCTTACTATGGCATATGAAGCCAAGGTTAATTATAATGATGTGTTCTATCAGGTAAGAATGTGGGACACTATAATTTATAACTATTTAAAGAAGAGGAACATAGTTATTCCTCCCAAGAATAGATCAGCAAAAAACGAAAAGTATGCAGGTGCTTATGTCAAGGAACCGAAACCAGGAAAGTATGATTGGGTGGTCTCTTTTGACCTTAACAGTCTGTATCCTCATCTTATTATGCAATATAACATTTCCCCAGAGACCATCAGGGAGACTCGACATCCCAGTGCGAGCGTTGAAAGGATCTTAAATCAGGAGTGTAAATTTGATGGAGATTATGCAGTTTGTGCGAATGGAGCGCAATATCGGAAGGATGTGCGTGGGTTCCTTCCTGAACTTATGGACAAGATGTATGGGGATCGTGTTGTCTTCAAGAAGAAGATGTTACAAGCAAAGCAGGAGTATGAGAAAAATCCATCCAACGCACTTACCAAAGAGATTGCTAGGTGTAACAATATCCAGATGGCGAAGAAGATTGCCCTTAATAGTGCTTATGGTGCTATCGGCAATCAGTACTTCAGGTATTATAAACTTGCTAATGCAGAAGCCATTACTTTGTCTGGACAAGTATCCATACGTTGGATAGAAAATAAAATGAACCAAAAGATCAATAAGATCTTAAAAACAGAGGATGTTGATTATGTTATTGCTTCGGATACTGATTCTATCTACCTCAATCTTGGTCCTTTGGTTGACCGTGTATACGAGGGAAGAGAG